CGCCATCATCGTCCACCGTAATGGCAAACTTCTTTGTGGAGCTTTCGGTACTTGAAGCCAGCACCAGGGTCTTTGAGTCCGGGTAAACCAGGTCCACTTCCGTCGCCACATCGTCAATCAGTCCCTTCAGGGTCTTCCCCTGTCGGGCATCCAGCACCTTGCCGCTGGCCGTGGTGGTCAGGTTGTTCGCCACCTTGCCGGTCGAAGCGCCGTCCTCGGAAACGAGGATCGCGTCCATAATCAGTTCCACGCAGTCAGCCATAGGCTGGGCCATCCGCTCCCAGTAGAGAGTATCTGTAGGGGTCGTACCCGCAGCCGCAGGCTTCTTCAGTACATAGATCACACCATCGCAGCGAACCACATCGCCAACAGAGTAAGAGGTCAAACCGTTGTAATCACCTTTGATGTTCATGTTCTCTCCCCCTTATTTCCTGAGCTTCTTCCTGAAGGCGTTGTCGTACATCTTCTCGATTTCCCGCTGCCGGGTCGTTGTGTTCTGATGGTTCAGGCTCCGTGGAATGGAAGATTTCTCCAGGTTAATTTTGTTCTTCACGGTTTCTTCTCTTCCGGAAGAAGTCCTCATGCTGGGAATGCTCCTGCTCTCGGGAAGGTTCTTCTTCTTTTTCTGGATTTCTCTCATCGATGTTGCCATTTTGTTATCCTCCTTTTATGTAGGGAGCGTTACTCCCGTCGGTACGCCCATCATGTTCCGGGCGTTGTCCACAATCGCGCTTGGGCTTTCCGGTCCGCCAGCCTCGCCCGCCTTTTCAGGAGGAAGCTGCTGCTGCGGCGCCCCGCCCCTCCGGGCGGATACCGTGGACAGCGTATTGGATAGCTGTGTAGCCGTCTTCTTCAGGTTGTTGTTCTCTTCCGCCATCTGCTGCATCTGCTGGCCCATCTGCTCAAGCTGCTGCTGCATCTGCTGCATTTGCTCCTGGTAATGCTCGTTCGCCTGGATCACTGGCAGGATCTTGTCCTTGCCGTCCAGGTTCAGGATCTGGAACAAGGCAGAGAGCGGGAAGAACTGCTGGGCCTGTGCGGACATGGTGTAGGCTTCCATGAACATCTGGTTCTGATTGGCGATCCGCTGCGGATCACGGCTGGAAACCTCGATCTGCACAGTATAGGGTGGCGGGTTGACCGCGCCTTTGCTCTTGCTGCCGAACAGCTTCTTCGTGTCGATGGTCAGCTCTTTCCGTCCCTGCCTGCCGGTAATCAGGATGGTTCTGTCGTTATCGTAGAACTGCGATGCCAGCCAGATCGCCTGCTCGTAGACATCCTTGCTCCCGTACTTGAGCTGCTCCGTCCGCATGGAGGCAACCTTGCCGCCCGCCTGGATCAAGGAGTTAATGGCCTTGCCGGAAACAATGCCGCCCGTGGTCTCGCCCCGGGTAAACTGGTTCGCTCCGCTGTCAGCCTTCAGATCGGACTGGAACATGCTCATCAGGTTCGTGATCGTGGAGTTGAACGGCTGGTTCTGCATCCAGTTCCAGCTTTCGCCCTGGATAATCCGGTCGCCCTCGATAATGTCTGTTTCCCAGTTGGTCAGCGCATCCTTGTCAATGCCTGCGGCGCGGTTTACAAGCATGCGCCCCTTTGAACTCATCCGCGCATTCATGTCGGCATACGCCGCATACCGGTTGATGTACCGCATCATCGGCGCAAGCTCGTTCACGAGGCCCTCTCCGGCGAGGCAGCCTTCCACACTGTCATGCACATCGATGACGAAGGGATACAGACCGTGATTGTACACATCCTTCTGCACATCCAGCAGGGCGTTCCCTGCGGCATAGGCCACGGAGATGGAATACCGCCTGGTCTTGGCGTTGTATTCCCGCCACCAGTACTCCACCAGCAGCGCCCGCTGTTCGTCGTCCGTCTGGTTGGAACCCTCATTGGTCATGCCGACCTGATTGTGGGAATTCTCGTCGCTGGTCACGAACCTGCCTTCCTCGGGCCAGTGTTCCCGGTAGAAGGACAGCGGATGCCAGGATACCTTCATCACGGCGCGGCAGTCCTGGAGCTTTTCCGCCGTCGGGTCCCACACGAAGGCTTCAATCGGCCAGCGGATCAGCGCGATCTCGCCCTTGCCGTAGTTCATGTCCGGGTCCCAGGCGATCTGGGTGATGGCGGTGCCGGTGGTGTAGAAGTCCTCGCACCGGCGGTAATGGATCTGCTCGTAGTCGTTGGCACAGTACATCACGTAGTGCATGATGTCCTGGAGGTCATCCGCCGCGTCCTGCATCTCCATGGTCTCCGGCAGGAGCTTTGCCTCCGGCATGGACAGCATCTGGTCCGCCACCACGTTATTGATCGTGGACTTCAGGGTCTGAAGCTGAAGCGTCCGTTTCCCGTTCTTCCGGATGGTCTCGATGTCATCCTGATCCGGGTCTTCCATGTGAAGAATCTGGCGGCACTTCTTTGCTTCCTCGTGAACCGCACGATTCTTCTGCTCGAAGATATCCAGCCGGTCATAGATCTGCTCCAGCAGTTCCTTCTCTTCCTCGGAAAGCTCCTGTTCTTCATAGAGGAATTCTTCCTGCACTTCTCTCTCTTTGTCAGTCATTCGATCACCTCAAACAAAAAGCCGCCCGCAGGCGGATCAGTGATTTCAATATGGTTAACGGCGCGGTCAACACTTATAAAAAGTGAACGGAGAGGGGTTCCTCCTTTTTCTTTTTTTATTTTGTGTGTGTGCTGCACGCGAAGGCCGCGCCGTTAATCGTCTAATGGACTCCAGGGCTTGTATTCCTTCGGCGGTTTCTTTACCCCCGCCACGGGGTGGTCCATGAGGAAGTACCGGGTTGCGTCGTAGGCATGATCCTCTGCGTCCGTGTCCACATCCTCCCGCTTCTTCTCGTCGTAGGGAAGGTTAGGCACCGTCCTGATCCAGTCCTTGCAGGTATTGAAGATGTACATCCCCGGCCTGCCGTCCTGGTCGAACCGCAGCCGCTCGTGGACCTCCATCTTCCCGGCGATCCTCGCCTTGTCACACTTGGTGAACACGATGCCCTTGTGCCGCCCGTAAAACCCGGGTGCCATCTGATCTGCAATCGAGTCACCCCGGTCCTTGTCGAAGATCGAAGAGTCAGCCACGCGGAGAACCCGCAGGTTTTCATTAGCCTCCTCTTGCTCCCGTTCCAGTATGCCTTCCATGATCTGTACCGGTGTCAGCTTAATGCCGGTATCCGCCTTGTTCGGTACGCAGCCGTACCATTCCCGGTAGAGATAGGCGATCCCTTCGCCGCCTCCCTTGCCGGGGGCAATCGCCCACCATTGGCAGGCAAAAGGCTCGGAGTAGCCGTAGTCGAAGGACATGTACCTCGGCCAGTCCAGCGGAATCTGGAACGGATTGATGACATGCGTCCACTTCCGGTCGTCATAGTGAGCCGGGTCATCCTTGAACTCGGTGAAGACCTGTCCTTCGAAGGCGTCCCAGTCGCCGTTCAGCAAGGCCCGCCGCAGGGCCTCCGGTTTCTGCTCCAGTTCGAAGATGTAGTCGTCCGTGATGAAAGGATTCTCCGTTGCCTTGGATGGTATGTACTGCGTCCTGATCTTTTTCGACTTGTGCAGGGCCTCGGAATAGATCTCCTGTTCCCGGATCTCCATGTAGGGTCCTGCGTCAACAAACTGCTTCTTCACCCAGCCGTGGCCGATGTTCCCCGGGTTGCTGGCGCTCTTCACCACCGGCACGCAGCCGAGGCTCTTCTTCGCACGAAGGCGGGTTTTCAGGAAGTCATAGATCACTTGTGTGAAGGTCGTCAGCTCGTCAAAGTACATCCGCTGCGCTTCCAAACCGGAATACTTGAACCGGTCCGCCTCATTCTCGCAGTGGCGGAACAGGATCTTCGACCCGTTGACAAGGGAGAACTCGTGCCGCCCTGCGTTGTACGTGGCGAGGCCCTCCGGGTACGAAGCCTGCGCTTCCTTGATGTCCGTGTCTTCAAGCTCCCGATAGGACCTTCTGAAAATCACCGCCGTGATCCCCGGCCACTTCAGGCAGGCGAACAAAGCGTCCATGACGAGCGCCTTCGTCTTCCCTCCGCCCGCCGCCCCGCCGTACAGGATCTCATTCGCCTTCGAGGCATGGAAGATCGCCTGCTTCGGTGTCGGCTGGTAATTGATCGTGATGCTTGCCATGGGTTCCCGCCTTTCTGTTATCCCCCGAAGGGGAAATGGCTCTGCTTTTGTTTGCGCGGGAAAGGATAAGACCACGCGGTGCCAACGATGAACAGGAGGTACTGCCATGAAGAAGCGCAGAGCCATACTGAACCGGTATGCCGTCTGATCGGAGCATTCATACCGGATTGCAGCCTTTGTTTTTTTCTCCCCCCGTGGGGCCACTGGGTTGGAATGGTAATTTTTTTCTCCCCTGCTTCCAGAGTATCGCCGTGGGGAAGCTAATTTCGCTACGGTCGCGGCGCTGGCGGAGTCACTGGCACGATTCGGCCCCCCAGGGTTCCGGCTTGGTACCCCCTCCCCCGGGTTGGACCTGGCGAGGATCGTGCTGCTGCCCTGGCTGGTGACCGGTGGTTGGTGCCGGTAGCTGGCGGAGGAGCAGTGCCGCTGCTCGTGCCGCTGGCCACTGTTATTTTTCCGCTGTGCCGGACCGGCTCCGGATGGATCTGTGCTGTCTGCAAATAATGCATAAACAGAGATGATTCCTGCATATTCAGTGCATAATCAGTGATCTGTCATTGGAAGAATATGGAAGAAATCTCTGTAAGCCTTATATATCAATGCTTCCAGCGTTTTACCAACTATTCGCTAAACAATGGTTTCACGAATAGTTGACTATTCATCGTCCGGAGAACCGATCTCAGGCATTCCCTCGATCTTCACATGGACGGCCTTTTCTTCCTCGCCGTAGATCTGAGCTTTACCATAGTTCAGCAGGTCATTGGCTGCCTTGTTCTGTAGCCAGTCGTCCTTCTCTCGCATCTGCTTCCGGATCGTCTGTATGGCCTCTGAGGTACAGCCCAGGAGGATTGTCTTCACTTCATCCTTCCAGATGCTCTCAAACTCAGGGAGCTTGCGCCAGCGAGACATTTTCATGTCATACTTTCCAAGCTCATCCTTTGTCATCACGCTGGAATCAACGCCAAATACTTCCTTGAGGATCTCTGGCCTTGTCTTTCCTTGTGCGGAGAGCCGGATAAAAAGCTCCTGCTGAGCCGTCAATGGCTGTTTGTTCTTCGGCATTGTCTCGCCTCCTTCCACCCCGGTATGGGGTTCTCTCTTGTCAACTTCTATGCCTTCCCTGTACTGACCGTAAATGATCCTTGTGTTGGCAAGGCATCGTAGGCCAAATGATGATATTGGAGCAGAGTTGAAGTGATAGCGTTAGATCTTCTATTTTTCGGATGAGATCTGACACAACAAAAAGAACCACCAGAGATCCGGATTGGACCTACTGGTGGCTGCGTTTGGTTCGTGTTTGGATGTGATATCTCTGATATATCATAGATATTTCATTATACACATTTTACTTGTCAAGTGTGGTAACAGCAACAGATTGCAAAATATTTTTTCGGAAAGATTCTGCTTTGAGAGAGGATCAGAGCTTCCCGGCCTTATGGCACAAGCATTTCAGCGATTTTCAGCTTTTCTGAAAAAAGTGTTGACAAAGGGTTTAACCCTGTGATAATCTATCCTCGCCGGAAGGGTTTAACCCCTGCGAGCTGAACAGAGGAGGACGAACCAATGAAGATCAGTTGCTACAAATACAGCATGTCAGACGATCCGTTCCTGACCTTCGAGGCCAAGACGGTGAAAGATCTGATCAGCTTCCTGGCGGAAGAAATAAGCTGGAGAGATTACCCGAACGAAATCTGGGTGAAAATCGGAAGCATGAACAGCCTGCTGTATGATCCGATGCTCGACATCTTCAGCGATTGGAATGGATTCCGGTTCTCGAAGATCGACAACAGCCGCCTGAATTACTACTTCGCCTGATCCTGGCACACGGGGCCTCCGCCGGAGACCTCGTAGCCAGCACCAGATGCTGGAGAAACGGAGGAAACGAAGATGGCAAGCTATTATTTTGTAAAGCGCACAGAGACAATGAAAGGCACTGGCGATAAAGAGACTTGGTACGTCGGAAAGCAGGACATGTATTTTGATGAGAACGAAAATCTTTCCAGCTATCTCATTCAGAAATACGGATTCTGTAACGCAGCAGCCGCCAAAAGAACTGGTGCATTCAAGAGCAGAGGCGAAAACAATTGGATTTCTGGAGCAACAACGAGCATCGTAAAATTCACGATCACAGAAGATTGGAAAATTCTGATGGAAGAAGAAACGGAGGCGAAGTAAAATGACAAACCGCCAGAAAATCCTGATGGAGGATGAAATCAACTCCATCCAGCAGAAAATCGACGAAGCTCTCCGCCATATGGAGGCCGACAACTATTTCGGATTGCATGAAACAGCACAACGCTGGTCTGATCGAGTTGATGAAGAGGTTACCCGGATGAACGGAATCAAGATCGCCCTTTCCGTCCTCGGATACAGAATCGACTGGAAGGACAATCGCCGGGTTATCGTCTCTGCAGGAGCTTGACATCCATGCTACACTATACCAAAGGGGGTTAAACCATGGGAAACTACGCCAGCGATCAAAAGAACGCCAGGTTCTACGGGCTAAAGCTCAGCAGGACCACGGACAAGGAACTGATCGAGCTACTGGATGCACAGGTAAACGTTCAAGCCTTCCTGAAGCAGCTACTCAGGAAAGAGCTGGAAAAGAAAGAGACCGGGAAATGATCCCGGTCCTTTTTTGTTCCATAATCCTCCTATATTGCGAAGTTATCTTGGCAAAACTCTTGATACCATCCGCCCCAGCTCTTCCTCTGTAAAATTGCCTAACATCTGAAGTTGCATACCCTTTAGAAAAGCTATTTCCTGCTTCTGACTCTCTATCAGCTTCAAAGCGTCTTCTATAT